CGTGTCGTATCCATCCGAAACTCCACCCCAATCAATAGTGCTCGGGCCAGCGTCGGTGTCAATACTCCAGTCGTCAAACAAGCCCATATCAACTCCTATCCGAATGTAGCCCGAAAGCTAGATGCCCAATCCCGCCAGTCATTGAAGCCAAGCGGTGACGGTAGCAGACCTAGAGCTGGCTCGTGCAGTAAACTAGCTGCCCACTCTTGCCAAGCATCGCCTTGGACAGGAGCTTGAATACCATACCCGGCCAGTTGCTCAGCGACAAGGGAGCCCCATTGGGCAAATTCTATGCCCTGTGGCTGCGGTATGGAAGCCCGAATCACGTAATTTCCTCAGATCTTTCGTCACCCGGCTGTAACGTGAGCATAACTTTACCCTGATCAAAGTCACCGTTACGTGTATTTGTAATGATTTGGATTCGCAACAAACGAGCTTGTGCGTCTCTGATGTCTTCAAAGTTGGAAGCCTCTGGGATCACCACAGTGGCTACATCGACGATTTCATCTTTGGCAAAGGATCGGCCTTTGACGACCATCGTTAGATCACCAACTTGACTAAAATCAGGCTCTACACGGACAACCCGAGTCGTCACATCTGCCGTCACTGGTGCATCTGCGAACGGTTGCCCTGTGGCAAAGCCGAAATCTTTGGACGTGAACGATGCTGGGATCGCGATAATTTCCTGATTGAAGATCTTGTTTTTGCCAGTTTCATGCTGGTAGATGCAGTCGATTTCTTGACTGTAAGGAGCTTGCATACTGGTGGCTACAGCTCCATGTGGGCCAGTGAGTGGCTCAGAAGGAATGGCGGATCCGACAGCATCGGTGTTGAATTTGCCCGTGACGCTACTCACGTTCAGATGAACGTAATCGGCTCTAACCACAGTGCCGAAAGCCAGGCTCGTAGACCCTGTGACTATATCGCCTCGCAAGAAAGGCGAGGTCATCGAAGAGAAAGTGATCGGAGTCCCTACATACACAATCGCAGTCGTGACCGCCGTGAGCACAACTGTCGTTGCCGTGTGTGTAGATACTTTTGCGCCAGGCGGGATCCCTACACCAAGAACAATCATCCCATCAACGACGCCTGTCGTAGCCGCAAAGGTTAAAGTCGCGTTGCCAGCAACAGTCTGCGCGCTGGTGTTGCGAATGAACCCGATCGTTAAAACTGTCGTATTGTAGCGATCTTCTCGACCACCCCAAATTGGATACGGAAAGAGCTGCACCTGCCCACCGGCGGAGCGTTCTTTCTTAGCGTCGTACCATGTGTTCTCATTGTAGTTGTAGATTACCGCATGGTCGCACTCTGTAGCACCTTCGCGCGGGTAGAACCACCAGAGCTCACCCCAGCGTGCAATCTTCGTGCCCCATACTTTGTTGCGGTTATCGTAATTGAGATTCTCGAAAAACCAGTTCGAGTTCATCTGGTTCGGGAGCTCTTGTACAACGCCGTTGTAAAAGAGGAATCGATCTGTGCCCGGCCAGAAGAATTTGCCATCATGCTCGATGATGCCTTTCTTGGACAGGATCGACGTAGGCTGACTCAGCGTATCATACTGCCAAACGTTGGTCCCGCCCACAAAGGTCATCCGAACTAGCGCATCCAAGGCCCAAAAAAGTCCAGCAGGAGCCTGTGATCCACCCCGAACAGGAGCACCAGCGATGAATTTGGTACCGGCCACATTCGCCTCATTAGCCAGTGTGCCAGAGGCAGCAGGATCCCAACCAGACGGAGTGAAATCATTTTCCTTACTGTTCTTGATCAGCCCATTTGACCCAAACGCCACCGCAAAAGGTTGGAGTACGGTGATCCCACCAGATACTTGGAGTGGTCCAGTATTCGTCATCACCTGCGCCATTGTGGACGAATCGGTGATGTTGCCGAACCAGACATTCCCCAGCTGATCGCTGTCAATTTGCATCAAATCCGGGGTGTTGGCGGCTAGAAGAGCTGTGTACAGACTGCCGATGCCACTCCACAAAACGCCGTGCGTCCAAGTGAGTGCGTAATCTGGTACGAAATTGGCTGGTGTGCGGTCGTCCAGATTACCGCCGGCCCCGGATGTACTGAATTGGAGTCGTTGAATACCCCACGGACTGAATGAGTGGACTGAGTTTATGCCGTTTCGGCTGTCAACCAACATGGAGCGAATGGGACCATTCGCCAGCTGGGACATCATCCGGTAGCCGCCCATCTTCTTGGGACGCTGACGCTGCCAGCGCACCCATACACCATCATTGTAAAATGGTGAGTCTAAGCTAGTACCATCACGGCGGACGCCTGGCTGAGAAGTAAGCTCGAATAGTTGATCCGGCATTAAGTCACTCTAGCGTTGCGGTCGGTTTTCCGCTCACCGTCCTCTTGGGATAGGCCACCAACAGCGATCTGATATTGTTGCATCCACTTCTGTTCCGCAGCAGGGTTTTTGCACCACATAGCTGCTTCGAGCAGGGTGGCAAAAAACAGAGTTTGCGGACAGTTAAGTGTGATCCAATTTTCTTGGTGAGTTTCATTTAACGGCTCCAACCGAGCGTAATAGCACAGCTCGAATTCATAGCGCACGGGTGGAGTTGGAGCAACGTAAAAATTCTGGAAGTTGTAATCAGCGTAATATGCAGGCTGTGCGGTCATCAAGACCTCCGGCCAATAACGCTTGATGTATTCCAGTGAACGCAGCTTCAAATCGACCCATCGATTGCCGATTTTAATTGTGTAGCTAATCGTTTCACGCCAAAACACCGGCTTCTTTTGGACGTTGCTCAGGTCCATGACGCCGACCACGACAGCTTGAAAACCCTCTTGCTTCATATCCGTAGCAATACGGTTCTCAGCCAGATTGATAAAGTTTGGAATCTGCGCCTTGAAGGCGTCATCCTTCCGCTCCAGCCACGAGGGGAGCATTTCCGTCAACCTTTGGTAGTTGATGCTTACGCCGGGTGCGTTCGTTTCAGCCATTCTCTTCATCCGGAGGGGTCCGCGGGTACGATGCAGCCGGCGGACTTACATATGGCGGCGGAGGTACATACGGAGCTGGCATAGGCTCTGCTGGTTCGTGAATCTTGCCCGGCGTCGTATCCGGTTCAGGGAAAGTGCGTACCAACTGTGGGAATCTCTCCATGATGCCATGCACAGACGGCATCGGTTTGTGATTCCCGACGACACTGGCAATCACATCTTGAATGGTGGACATGACACTCAATCGCCAGTTTTTCAGTGCAATCGCATCTCGGCCGACTTGCGTGCTTGAACCAGAGTTAGCCATCGCCGTTGCATCTACGATGCTGTCAAAACCAAGAGCTCTGGCCGCACCGTCCATGTAATCATTAGCCAACTTCGTCAAGATGGCTTTCTTTTCTGCATCCGTAGCGGTCCAGCCGAAGATCACCTCTTCTACCTGTTCCTTCGGAGCATTGATGATCACCCATCCCGAACCAGTCCATTGCGGCGTCTGCTGAGGACTCATATACGGTGGCGGCTGAATGAACGTGGCGAACGCCGGCAGCAACCAGACGCCGGGCTCGTTCGGAGACTCGTGAGCCTCCATCGCATCGGTGAAGATTTTCGTCACCTGATGGTAAGAGTAAACTGTTGGCATATCAGTACCTTATGTAGAGCGGGTATGCCATGTTCCGGGGATGGCCGTCGCCAGAGCCAGCAGCTTGAATAGAGACACCAGTTCCAGAATATCCAAGATAGACGCCGGTTCCTGCTCCGTAGATACCAATGCCAGTGCCAGCTCCATTGACAGTGATGTTATGCCCGTGATTACCATCACCTGCGATACCAATGCCAGTACCCGATCCATTGGTGCCTGCCGCATTCGGCTGATAGCCTTGGTACGGATAGCCAAGAGCGTACGTACCGGCCCCGGCTGTCGTAGCTGTGTAGGCGTGAGCATGGCCTGGATCACTCACTCCGTGGCCGTGCCAACCCTGCACATCTGTACTCGCACCGTGAGCGTGACCTGGATCGGCTATGTTGTGGGCGTGACCTGGATCTCCAACGCCGTGAATGTGACT